GAACAAGACCGTCAACGCTCAGTTGGCCCAAGTCGTCGGGAAGCTGGGCGCCGAGGAGGCGCCATTCGTGGCGGCCTTCTACGTCGGGCACCAGGGGAGTTTCTACGTCCGGGCGATGCACGCGGTTGGGCCGCTGCTGCGCGATGCCGAGAAGTTGCGCACGGAGTGGTTCACGAACCGTCAAGTCACGATGGCCGGCGCCATCCAGGCCGACCGCACACAGACGAACTTCAACGCCTTTGCGCCGCTGTTGGCGAAGGCTCAAGCCGAGGAAGACCATGCCCAGCACTGAACTCATCAAGGCCGTTGCCGTGACCGCAGAACTGTGCGGCCGGGTGTTCTCGCCGGAAGCTGCGGCAGTTTTCGTCAACGACCTGTCGGTGTATCCCGAGCAGGCCGTCATTGCTGCGCTGGCCCGCTGCCGCAAAGAGGTGCGCGGCGTGCTGACCATCGCCGATGTCGTCTCACGAATCGACGACGGCAGGCCCGGCGTGGAGGAGGCGTTTGCGATGCTTCCGAAGACCGAGGCCGACTCGGTTGTCTGGACGGCCGAGATGTCGCAGGCGTTCGGGACGTGCGTTTCGCTGCTGGACGCTGGCGACACGGTGGCGGCGCGCATGGCCTTCAAGGAGACATACACGCGGCTGGTGAGCCAGGCTCGAGACAAGGGTGAGCCGGTCAAGTGGTACCCGTCTCTCGGCCACGACCCGCGCACGCGCGATGCCGTTCTGTCGGAGGCTGTGAGCAAAGGCCGCCTGTCGCTGGCGCATGCGCAAGTGCTGTCGCCGATGCTTCCGCCGCCCAACGCGGCCATGCTCGCTGTCGTAGGCAAGGCGACGAAGCCACTTCTGCCGACGCCGGAGGCCGCATGAAACGCTACAGCGAAGTCCTGCGCGAGCTGCGCAAGCGGATGTCCGAGCCATCGAGGCCGTCACCCGACGTGCTGGCGAGGCTCAAGGCCATCCGCGAGCGCTTGGCCCAGCCGAAGAAGGAGCCGGCATGACCCGAGACGAAGCCCACGCCCTGCTCGATGCAGTCAAGGCATTCCGCCAGGCCGCGACCGAGGAAGAGGTTCGCCGAGCGCTCATTGCCACGGGCGATCTCCGAGACAGCCGGCGCATTCCTCCTGTGGAAACGCCTGTGGACAACGTGTTGGAACCCGCATGACACAGGAGCACACCATGAACTGGCCCAACCGTCGCCAAGACCCCAACCTGTACAGCCAAGACGCAAACCAAGGTAGGGGTCCTATCCCCGTACCCCGTGAAGACACCGTAGACGCCGAGCGCGGTGCTCAGGCGCTGGTGCTTGATGTGGTGTTCGCGATCTGCATTGCGCTGATTCTTTGGGTTGTGTTCTCGGCGACGGAGAACTGATGCTTGCTCTATTCGGATTCTTCATGGCCTTGGCCTACAACGCGCCATGGTGGGTGTGGCTGATTGGCTTCCTGTGTCTGCTGCTGGACGGTGCGCGAAAGGGTGGCAAATGAAGCTTTGCACAGAGTGCCGGCACATGCGGCTGCATCCGATGCTCAAGAGCCAAACGGAATTTGCGAAGTGCGGCTATCCGAAGCTTCTCAGTCCTGTTGATGGTTCGCCAATGACGTATTGCGAGACGCAGCGCAAGTTCGATCTGGTTGGCATGTGCGGCAGCAGTGGGCGATTTTGGGCCGAGAAGGTGCCCGAGTCGGCGCAGCCTGTCGCTAGGCGCCCATGGTGGAAGTTCTGGGGGTGAGACATGCCAAGCGAACAGACGCAAATCACTCAGCAATTCGCGATGGGTTGCGAGGTCTCGGGTATGTGGTTCTCGACCTATCTGGAGCGGGTGACGGCATTCCTGACCTGGCCGTCGCTGTGGCTCCGGGCATGCCGCACTTTCTGGAACTGAAAGACGGAGCCAAGCCACTCAGCGCTCAAAAGCTCACAGCAGCACAAGAGCGCTGGCACTCCATGGCGTGGCAAGTGACGAGCAAGGTGCGCAGCTTGGAAGAGGCAGTGGCCGCATTGAAGTGGGCGAAGGAGAGATGTCAGTGACTACCAACAAAGAAGTGACAAAAACTGTCAGGCCAAAGCCGCCGAACGCAGGCAAGGGAAGGCCGAAGGGCACACCAAACAAGGTGACCGGCGAGGTCAAGCAGATGATCCTCGAGGCGCTGGCCGGCGCTGGCGGGGTCGAGTACCTCATTGCGAAGGCAGAGACACATCCCGGCCCATTCCTGGCGCTAGTGGGCAAGGTCTTGCCGCTTCAGGTGCAGGGCGACCCGGACAACCCGCTGCTGACGGGGATCACGGTGACGTTCAAATGAAGCGCAGCAAATCGCATGAATTACTCGCGAAGCGGCGGTCGGACGGCAAGCGTCCGATTGGTGTGCGCCTTCAGGCTGAGCGCGCGTCCGCCCGTCTGCTTGAGGCGAATAGGCACCTCATCCGTGACCTATACGCATTGCTGGATCGATCCAAATGAGCAAAAACGCGAGCAAATACGGCGGCCTTTACTGGTGCGTTGGCGTTCCGAGCGGAATCTGTGAGACAGGACAAATCTACTTCCATGCCGACGCGGTTCGGGTTGAGCATGGTGCTCTGGTCTCGTACAGGCATCAGGAGGGCGTGCCCGACATGAGCATTCTTACGTTTGCTCCGGGGCAGTGGCTCTACTACTTCGGCGCATCCGTGTTTGACGGTGGCGCTGTATGCGTTGAGCACTGGAAAGGCGAGGTCGCAGAGTGACCGGCCGAGTATGAACGCTGAGTTCCCGGCGAAACTTCGCTTCCTTTTTTCGCCCAAGCGCTACAAGGTAGCCCGGGGCGGCCGAGGTTCGGGCAAGTCCTGGGGCTTCGCTCGTGCTCTGTTGGTGCTGGGCGCCAAGTCCAAGCTGCGCATCATCTGCTCGCGGGAAGTGCAGAAGTCCATCAAGGACAGCGTACACAAGCTGCTGGAAGACCAGATCGGCGCGCTAGGCCTGACATCGTTCTACGACATCTTCACGACCGAGATCAGGGGCAAGAACGGCACGGAGTTCCTGTTCGCCGGCCTGAGCGATCAGACCATCGATTCCATCAAGTCGTTCGAGGGCGCGGACATCTGCTGGGTGGAAGAGGCGCAGACGGTATCCGAGCGCTCCTGGAAGATCCTCACGCCGACCATTCGCAAGCCAGGCTCTGAGATCTGGGTGACGTTCAACCCAGACCTGGACGACGACCCGACCTATGACCGCTTCGTCACGCACCAGCCTGACGACTGCGTAAGCGTCGAGATGAACTACATGGATAACCCATGGTTCAACGAGACGCTAGAGAAGGAGAGGGCGGGCGACGAGCGGCGCTACACCAAGGACGAATACGAGAACGTCTGGCTAGGCAAGTGCAAGGCGGCCGTTACTGGCGCCATCTTCGCCAACGAGATCCGCGACGCCATCGAGGCTGGGCGCGTGTGCAACGTGCCGTATGACCCGAGGCTAAAGGTCCATGTGGTGCTGGACCTGGGCTGGAACGACAAGATGGCGGTAATCCTGGCCCAGCGGCATTTGTCCGAGGTGCGGATACCCGAGTATCTGGAGTTTGACCACGTAACCCTGGACTGGTTATCGGCCGAGCTGAGAAACCGCCATTACAACTGGGGTCGCATGTTCCTGCCGCACGACGGGGCACATGGCGACTACAAAACCGGCCAATCCGCCATGCAGATTATGAGAAACCTGCGGTGGGACGTGGCCCAAACTCCGAATCAGCCTGTTGAAACAGGTATCAAGCAGGCACGAATGCTATTTCCGAGGGTATACTTCGACAAAACCAAGGCGGCTTTACTGGTTTCACGTCTGAAACGGTATAAGCGGAATGTCCCGACCACCACCGATGAGCCATCGGCCCCAGTCCACGACATTAACAGCCACGGCGCTGACGATTTCCGGTATCTCTCGCTCGTTGTTCCGCAGATGAGCAACGAAGACCAGAAGCCAATCGTTTACCCCAAGGGTGGGGTCATCTAGGAGCGCCACATGAGTATCGAACTCAACCGTCGAGTTAAGGACCTGGAGGCCCAGTTGGCCGAGGTCAACCGGCAGATCGCTGAAATCCGCGCTGTGCAGAAAGCGAGAGCGGAATTGGTCTTGGCCGAGACGTTCAAGCAGGCAGAGTGGACCGAGATAGCGACAGAGAAGCGTAAACCTGGACGACCGCGCAAAGATGAGCGACGCACTACTTGTCAAAGCGATTGAGCAATACGAGTCCGTCGCCGAGACGCATGGAGAGCTGTCGAAGGAGCGTACCCAGGCGCTGGACTACTACCTCGGCAACCCGCTCGGGAACGAGGTAGACGGCAGATCCCAGGTCATCAGCCGCGATGTCTGGGATACCGTGGAGTGGATCAAGCCGCAACTCGCGGATATCTTCTGCGGCGGTGATGAGGTGGTGCTGTTCACGCCTCGTGGCCCTGAGGACATGGCTGCTGCCGAGCAGGAATCCGAGTTCGTCAACTACATCATTACCCAGAAGAACAATTGGTTCGAAACGTGGTACTGCTGGAGCCATGACGCGCTGTTGCAGAAGGTTGGCTACGTTAAAGCCTACTGGGATGATGCAGAGGACATCACCAAAGAGAAGTACAAGGGCCTGACCGAAGACGAGGCTGTCCTGCTGTTCCAGGATGAGGGGGTTGAGCCTATCTCGGCAGAGCGCTCAGAGGCCGGTTGGGACATCGAGGTACAGCGTACCCACAGTTACGGGTGTGTGCGGCTGGTCAACGTGGCGCCTGAAAATGTCTACGTTGACCCCAACGCGCGGAACCTGAACCTGCAAGATCCGAGCTGCAACTTCTCGGAGCACAGGGAACAGAAGACCATCAGCCAGCTACGGCTCGAGGGCTTCGATGTAGAGGACACGCTGTCCGACAGCGGCAGCACCAGCAACGTCTGGGAAGAAGAGCGCCGGCAAGACCCGTCCACGCTGCGAAGCGATGGAAGCGAGAACACAGACCCGAGCATGCGCAAGGTCTGGGTGCGTGAGTGCTGGATTCGCTACGACCACGACGGCGACGGCAAGGCCGAACTGCGCCACGTCATCATCGTGGGCACGACGATCCTGCTTAACGAGGAGGCGGACCACTCGCTACTCGTGGCGCTGTGCCCTACGCCTCTGCCGCACCAGCATACCGGCCTGAGCCTGGCCGATGCGGTCAAAGACTTGCAACTCATCAAGACCGCGCTCCTGCGGGGATCGCTGGATAACGTCTATCTGGCGAACAACGGGCGCCATGCGGTCGATGAAAGCCTCGTCAACCTCGATGACATGCTCGTGAGCCGTCCGGGCGGCTTGGTGCGGACCAAGGGTGACCCGCGCATGGCGATCATGCCGCTGACGCACTCCACGACCGGCGATGTGGCCGTACCGATGATGGAGTACGTAGACCGCGTGGCCTCCAAGCGCACCGGAGTGAGCGAGGCACAGCAGGGCCTGGATCCGAACGCGCTCAACAACAACGCTGGGGCGCACGCCAACTCGGCCATGATGACTGCGGCGATGCAGCGCATCAAGTTCATCGCGCGCATCTTCGCCGAGACGGGCGTCAAGTGCCTGTTTCAGCTTGTCCACGCGCTGACGCTGAAGCACTCGCGTAAGGCCGAGATGATTCGCCTGCGCAATCAGTGGATTCCGGTCGATCCGCGCCAGTGGAAGAAGCGCGCAGACATGCAGATCAGCGTCGGTCTTGGTGCCGGCGACAAGATGCAGCAGATCGTCTTCCTCGAGGGCGTGCTCCAGAAGCAGATTCTGGCTCTGCAAGCCGGCCTGACCAGCCCGCCCAAGGTCTACAACGCCCTGAAGCGGCTCACCCAAGCTGGTGGTTTCAAGGATCCGAACGAGTTCTGGGACGACCCGTCCACCAAGCCGCCGATGCCGCCCGCTCCTAACCCGGAAGTGGTCAAGGAGCAGATGAAGGGGCAAGTGGCGGTCCAAGTCGAGCAGATGAAGGGCCAAGTCTCGCTCCAGCAGGAGCAGCAGCGGGCCCAACTCAAGCTGCAGGAACTGCGCGCGACGCTCGAGCTGCAGGCCGCCAACGACGCCCGCGACGCCGAGCGCGAGCAGATCAAGGCCCAGTACGAGGCGCAACTCGAGGCCCAGCGTCTGGAAATCGACAAGTGGAAGACGCAGGTTCAGGCCCAGGTCACGCAGTACACGACCGACGCCAACAACGAAACCAAGATCCAGATCGCCGAGATGCAGGCCCGCGTGCAGGTCCATTCGCAGGACCAACAGGCCGAAGCGCAGGACAAGCAGTCGGCCATTCAGGCGCAAGAGGCCGACAAGGGCCGCATGCACGACGAGAAGATGGCCGACAAGACCCACGAGCACACGAAAGAGCAGGCCAAGGAGCAGGCAAGAGCCCAGCCCAAGCCGGCAGACAGCAGCAAGGACATTGCGGCACTTGAGAAGACCGTTCAAGAGGTCATCAAGGGCCAGAAGCAGTTGGAAGAGACGATGCGCAAGCCCAAGAAGATCCTCCGCGACAAGGATGGTCGGGTCATTGGCGCGGCAATTGAGGACTGATGCATGACCGAAACGCCGGCAGAGGTGAATGCGAAGTTGGTGATCAGTGGCACTTTCGAGTGCCGAGACGCCGCAGGCAACCTCATCAAGACCATTGAACTGAAGACGGAGGTTCCGTTGAGCCAGGAGCAAATGAATGACGATCAGCGTAGCGAATGAGTGCAAGGCCGCCGGCCTGAACGGCATCACCGCACTCCTGAACTCTGGGCAATTCCGCCTGCTCACCGCAGCGGATGCTGAACTGGCGAACCTCACGTTCTCGGCGACTGCTTTCGGTGCCGCGACCACGGCCAGCCCGGCTGTTGCCACGTCCAACACCATCAGCGCTGACACGTCGGTGACGGCTGGGACCATCGCGAAGTTTGAGCTGCGCACTTCGGGTGGTGCCAACCGCATCACCGGCAGCGTTGGCGTTGGTACTGGTGATCTGCAGGTCTCGGACGCTGTGATTCCGGGTACGGCAACCTCTGTTAGCTGCCCTGGCGGCCTGACGATCTCGCTCCAGATCACGTAATGACGGCATTCCGCCTGACCAAGGCCATTCGCCTCTCGGTGCAGGCGGTGGCGGCCATTACTGGAGACTTGGCGCAGGACACTGGACCGGGGGCCGCGACGGCGTTCACGCTCAGTGGCCCAACAACCGGCGTGAATGGCGTTGCAACCACGTTCACGGTGACCCCGAACGGTGCGCTGTCGTCGTCAGTGGTGGTCACGCCGGCTGCGACCAATGCTGGATCGGTGTCGCCGACCTCGCTCACCTTCGCTGCTGGCTCGACGGCTGCGCAGACGTTCACGGTGACGCGGGCGAGCGATGGGGCGTCATCGGTCAGCATCGCCAACAACGGTGGGCTGTCCAACCTCGGGACGCCGATCACGTTCACGACCGTTGCTGGCGGGACGTTGGCCTCCTTCGAACTCACGACGACCAACGCTGGCACGGCTACATATCCCTTCTACCTCTGCCATCCGTTCGGCAAAGGCGAGGTGCCGAACTCGATCACATGCAGCAACCTCGTTGACTACCGCGTGGTCGTGCTGCGCACATGGAACGACGGCAGCGCCAAGCATGTCATGATCGTCGGGCGGGCCACGTTGACGCAGAACACGCCAGTCACTGTGTTCATGGCCGCCGGCACGCCCCCGTCGTCTGGCACGAATCTCGCCCAGACCGACATTCCGGTTGGCACCTACAGCATCGGCATCAGTGGTGCAACGCTGACGTTCAGCCCACGCACGGACAGCCCGTACTACAGCCGGCAGACCCCGGTGATGAGCGAATTCTGGTTCCGCCAGATCGACTCGGCCACCAAGATGATGGGGTGCATGGGCGTGCGCGTCTATGTGGACGGTCGGGTGCAGTGCAAGCCGTTCATCGTCAACGGCCGCTTGGACAACGGCTCTGGTGCCAAAGACACCACGATCACCAACCGCACATTCGTGCCGACATTCGTGGTCAACGGCACGACCGTCTTCAACAACGGCGGGGCCAATTACACGATGTTGGTCGGCCAGCGGATCATGGGCGACAACGCTGATGATGGCTGGTACTGGACCAACGGCAGCAATCCGAACATCACGCCCAGCTTCGATGTGGACTATCTCTTGTCCACCAAGCTGGTGCCGATGTACGGCTATGGCGCCCCGGACAACGCTACGCTGGCCGCACTGACGCAGAACTACGTGCTGGGTAGCAACGGTCCGCTCGAGGCCGACATGGGCGCCCAGGGTGGTCAATTCCAGATCGGCCCGCTCACCGACGCCGATGCGAAGTTCCTCACCAGCGGCGACGCGCGCGCCTACCGCGCCGTGCTGTGCGCATCCTCGTCGCTGAACAGCTACAACATCGCCAACGGCTACACCGCAGATGGCAACGTGCTCAGGCTGTCCACTTTTGGCACCTGGACCCAGGACGGGCCGGGCCAGGGTGGCTCCAACAACGCAGGCAACAGCGCCTATGTCTGGGACATAGCCCACCACGGCAGCGGCGGCTATCTCGCGTACATGCTGACGGGTGACCGCTGGCACTACGAGACGATGCTGCTGCAGATGGCCACGGCCTACCTGTGTGTGCACTCGGGCGCTGGCACTGGCGTGAATCGCGCGATGACGGGGTCGGATGCATCCTCCAACGCGCAGGTCCGTGGTCACAGCTGGACCATGCGCACGCTGGGGCAGGTCGCGGCCATCGCGCCCGATGCGGAACTTGGGACAGGAATCGCAGGCGAGTACCGCACGCTTCTGGTCAACAACTACGACCAACTGCTCGCTCGAGTCCATGACGGCTCGCCCCCCCGCAAGCTCGGCTTCCTGCACGTTCGCGAGTACGGAATCTGGACTCAGACCGGCGATCTTCCGCTGTGGCAATACAACTTCGGCTGCGTCGCGCACGCGATGAACAGCGAAAGCGACTGCGTGCCGGATGCGAACTATCAGACGCTAGAGCGGGTGCGCGATTTCAGCTACATGGCGCCCATCGGCGCGCTGGGCGGCAGCGGACTTGCGCATGAGCATGACTTCGTTCGTGGTGCGGCCTACGCCCACAAGGTGGCCGACGACAACAACGGCAACGGGTTCGCCAAGAACTGGGGCGAGGTTCACCTCAAGAACTACGGCGGCCTGAACACCACCGCAACGAACACGCTGCAAGGGGACAGCGGCAGCAACCCTGCCACCATGGGCACGACGGTGGACAACTACTGGGCCATCCTCAGTACCGCCATCAGCTATGCCGCGCAGCACCGGGCCGAAGGCGCTCTCACGGCCTACCGCCGCCTGCACGGCGCGAGCAACTGGGCTGCCGGTGAGGCGAGCTTCGCCAACGGACCAAAGTGGGGCATCAAGCCGCGCTCTCTGCCTGCTGTCTCCTACACCCTTCCGACCACCACCAACACCTCCGTGCTGGTTGGCACGAACACCGCGCGCTCCATCAAGCCGGCCGGATGGACCGATGGGCAGTTCGACCTGTCCACGTTCTGGTCCTTCGGCGGCGGCGTCTTTGTCCCGTGGTATGGCGACGCTGGCGCCTGGGTCATGTGGAACCCGGGTGGGCACAACAATCAGGGCCTGCTTGCGACGTTTGGCTTCGACGTCGCCACGCGCACATGGTTCTTCCTGAACAACGCCAACGGTGTGGCGCTGGACAGCACCCCGGTGCAGCAGAGTGAGGCCAGCGCATCCCCGTGGTACGAGATGCTCGAGGCCACATCGGGCCAGTTCCCGGCCCCTGGGCACATCTACGCCTCTCATGCGGCGCTGCGACGCGGCAATCAGGGTGTAGTGATCGCGCCGACGCGAGGCGCCATGTTCGACGGCGCCAACGGTGGCAATTTCTCATCGCCATCGGCGCACTGGGTGGACCTGGAGACTGGGCTTGCCACGCGAGCCTGCGCTAGTGCGAACGCTTCATCAACCATCCATGTAGAGGGCTCGTCTGCCTACGATCCGGTGGATGGTCGGATCTACTTCACCGACAGCCAGTTCTGGAACCGCCAGTTCATCTCGTACATCCGCCTGAGCGACATGACGTTCCAGACGCTCTCGCTCAGCGGTTTCCCGCCAGGCGCCGTCAACTACACCAAGATGGTGTGCATCCCGGAGCGCCGGGTGCTGGTGATCGTCGATGCGACTGGCGCGCTGTTCGGCGTGGATTTGACGCTGACGACACCTGCCATCACCGCGCTGGTAACCGGCGGCCCCGGCTTCGCGGGCAACAGTGGCAGCAACTCGTTGGTCTGGAATCGCCGCCGCGGGAAGATCTATCAGAAGTGGTCTTCCACCGGCAACTCGCTCAACACCATCACGCCGCCGCAGACAAGCGCCTACGGGCTCACCGGTCAATGGGATAAGGGCAGCGTGACCATAGGTGGTGCTGGCCTTCCCAGCCGCACGCTCGAGCAGGAGCACTACACCTGCCTGTTCGACAGCGAGGTCACCGACTGCCTGGGCTGGATTGCAGGCACCACCCAGCAGGTGGCGCTAGCACTCATATAACTTCAAGGTGACCTGAGATGGCATGGAACCCAGTCAACGGCAGCGCGCCGACCGACGATTTCAACAGGGCCGATGGCAACGTCGGCGCCAATTGGACGCACACCCGTGACTTGGCCTGGGATGCGACGCCTCCGCAGATCGTCACCAATGCCGTCTACGGCAAATCTGGCGGGACCGCTCACTATCAGGTGATTCGGTGGGACGGAACCGGCTCGTTTTCCAACGACCAGTATGCCGAGGGAACCATTGTTGGCATGGCCTTCAACGGGTCGCAGTGGTTCGCAGGCGTGGTCGTTCGGTGCAGCGCAGACACCGACGCGGGCGCAGACTTCATCGGCGCCTACGTCGAGGACGATGCAGCCAGCGGCTCCAACCATACGGTGCAGGTGGTGGAGGTGGTCAACGGCTCCTCATCGTCCCTGGCGACCATTACCGGCGTGGCCTGGACTAACGCCGACGAGATCGGTTTGGAGGTGATCGGCAGCACGGTCAAGGTGTTCAAGAACCGCGTGCAGATCGGATCGAACTACACCGCCACCCTTACCACCGGTAAGCCGGGGGCTCTGCTCAGTGGTAACGGGACTGCGCTGATCGGGCTCGATGCCATCGAACTGGGTGACGCCACCAGCGCGAACGGCGCCACGCGCGCTATGCATCATCTTTGCCAACAGAGGATTTCCTGATGTCCATCTATCTCAAACAATCCACGGCCTCGCAGGAAATTCCGCTGGGCTACTTCGTTGACAGCACGGACGGCAACACCGAAGAGACCGCGCTGACCATCGCCAACACCGATATCAAGCTCTGGAAGGCCGGCGCGACCACGCTCGCCAACAAGAACAGCGGCGGCGGAACACACATCTCAAACGGCATCTACTACGCCGTTCTGGACGCGACCGACACCGACACTCTCGGCTCGATGATCGTTTTCGTTCACGTCTCCGGCGCCCTGCCGGTGCGTGTGGAATGCGTTGTCCTCGCGGCGAACGTCTATGACTCGCTGATCGGCGGCGGTGATCTACTCCAGGTCGATGCTACGCAGTTCGCCGGCACGGCCTACGCCACCGCGCTTGCGGCCGAGGTTGATGCGGTGTGGGACGAGCAAGTGGACGGCACGACCACAGCTCGCCAGTCGGTGCGGCTGCAGAACTCTGCGATGGGTGGCAAGGCGAGCGGTCTCGGGACCACGACTGCGGTGTATCGAGACCTGGCCGACTCCAAGGATCGCATCTCTGCGACCGTGGATGCGGACGGCAATCGCACTGCGGTGACTCGTGACCTGACCTAAGAAGGGACGCGGCGGTGTTTGGGGGCCGCTTCTTCGGGCAACGCTTCTTCGGTGAGCGCTATTTCGGTCACCAGGGGCTGGTTGTCCTTGGGCGCTACTTTGGTGGCCGAAACTTCGGCGTGCGCTACTTCGGCCCCCGGTACTGGGGTACGAAGCGCATCAGCGCGTTTGCATTGGCCCAGACCAGCGGTCCGTCCATCGCTGGCGTTGTCGGTGTCGCGGGGGATCTGTCCTTCCCGTGGCCGGTGGCGCCATCCGCGGCGCTCGGGTTAGCTGGGACGGTATCCGTTGGCGCCGTACTCAGTTTCGACAATGAGACCGATTTCGCGGTAACGCCACCGCTAGAGATCGCCGCACTGAGCGCCGCAGTGACGATGGGGGCGGCCAGCTTCTCGTTTGGTCTGCCAGTCCCCGGCACTGGGTGCTACTACGGCTCGAGATACTTCGGCTCCAGGTTCTTTGGGTCGAGATACTTTGGCACTAGGCGGCAGTTCGCCCTCAGTGTCACTGCCGGCCCGTCCATGGCTGGGGTTGCCGGGGTGGCCGGTGCGCTTGCCCTGGATCTTGGCGTCTCTCCGTCCACGTCGATTGCGTTGAGCGGCACTGTCACCACTGAGGGCGACTGGAGAGAGGCGGCCGTTATCCCGCCCAAGCGCGCCGTTGGTACGCCGGCCAAGAAGCGCCGTCGCAACTACATCATTGACGGCAAGAAATACCACAACGTCACCGACGAGGAGTTGGCCTTCCTGCTGTCGCGCGACCTTATCCAGCGCGAGCAGGTCAAGGTTATCCACAAGGACAAGAAGGCGCGTCCGATTGGCAAAGAGGCGTTCGAAGCGGCAAAATCCAAGCAGAAGCAGGACGAATCCGACGAAATCGCTGCGCTCATCGCGCTGTTGTGAGGCACATGGACAAGAAAGAAACCGAGATTGCTGCAGGGCAGCGGGCAGAGCAAATACTCACTGACCCGGTATTTATCGCGGCCCGCGAACATATTGATGCCGAGTTATACCGGCTATTTACCAGCGCGGTCCCGACGGATTTGGAGACCCTGAGCCAGATAAAGGCCATGCAATATATGCACGGCAAGTATCTGCAGTATCTCCAAAAGGTTGTAAATGACGGGAAACTCGCTAAACTGGAGGTCGAGCGGAAACCTCGACATTCCGCTAGCGAGTTTGGGCTTCGATAATCGAGCCCGCTCCCGAAAGGATTAATGGGTATTGAGAGTACGCCGGCAACGGAAGCTCCACAGGGCCTCACCGAAGAACAAGGTGTGGCCGAACTGCTGAATCGGTGGAAGGGTAAGGAACCGGCCCAAGCTGATCAGCCGGAAACCGAGGAAACCACGGACGAAACCCCATCCGAGCAGCCGAAAGGCGACGCCGGCAAGGAGGAATCAGTCCCGCAGGAGACCGAGGAGTCCGAAGACGAGGGTGAAACCGAAATCGACGTGGCGGGGGAGAAGTTCAAAGTCCCCGCCAAGCTGAGTGAGACTGCGAAGCGCATCGAGGCCAGGGCCAAAGAGGTTGAGGCCGGTGCGACGCGCAAGTTTCAGGAGGCCGCCGACCTTCGGAAAGCCGCTGAGGTTCAACACCAGACCGTCAAGCAACTGCAGAAGATCAGCGAGGCCCAGGCCGACCTGATCGCCGATCACAGGATGGTCGCGCGCAGGCTGTCGCAGCTGGATAGCGTGGACATCAACAGCGTCGATACCGAGACGCTGACCCGACTCAACGCGGAATACAACCAACTCCAGGCTGCAAAGGGCCGGATCGAAGGGCAATACACCCAGAACATCCAGGCCATGCAGGCTGAAGAGCAAAAGGCGTTCTCTGCTCGCAAAGAACATGCCGAAAAGCTCTTCACGACCCACATCAAGGGCTGGAGCGCGGACAAGGCCAAGAGCCTGTCCGAGTACGCAAAGAGCAAGGGGGCACCGGATGGCGTCCTCCAGGGCGTAACCGATGCATGGATGGTTCAGATCCTCGATGACGCGGCCTATGGGCATGCGATGAGGACGGCCAAAGGTCCGACGCTGAAGCGGGTGGAAGTCCCGACCAAGACCCTGAAGCCAGGTGCTGCAGGGAGCCCGAATTCAGCGGCCCAAGCCAAGGTAAGCGACGCGATGAAGCGTCTTCAAAAGTCGGGGCGTCTTGAAGACGCTGCGGCGGCACTGCTGGCGAGGTCCGCTTTCCGTAAAAGGTAAGCAAAGTGACCCAAGTTTCTGGAACCCTTGACACCTACGATCTCGTCGGCATGGCCGAGGACGTCGAGGACGTCATTTTCAACATCTCGCCGACCGACACGCCGGCCCTGACC